AAATAATCATGTCACAGGCACCGCCAACCAGTGGCATTAAAAACTCGGCTTCCGGATCTGGAGCGGAACGCTCAGGTTGTTGGATTAACGACCCAACTAGACTGAACAGTGAACGAAGCACTCAGCGAAGACCCCCTCGACGTGGGGGACGAAGTGGTTTGCGAGATCCACCGGCCATTAACGTCCAAAAACCACAGGCAACAGCCGTGCCTGTGTCTCCTAATGGGAGCAACAAGGCTCCCACGACTAAAGGTTCTCCACTATCCAGTCGTGGTTCGAAGAAAGTGGCAGGGCAAAAAATTGTTAGTCAAAGCTCTTCAAAAGCTTCCATTGCTTATTCCGAGAGATCTGCTAAACGTTCATTCGCTGCAGCTAACAATTTAATCTGGATTGCTAGTGAAGCCAGAGCTTGTTACCATAGCAAACTCACCAACATCATGGCTGAAGCAATTGATACCGAGAACCCCAGAATTTCAAATCTCGTTAAAATCATCAACGAGGTGAAAAACTTTCATCACTGGGCTGCTTTCGATCAATTATATCCGGATCCTAATGGCATTGCACATTTGGTTGGCATTGTGGCACACATACAACAACTACGCCACTATGCTGACACTGAACATGCCATGTTCGAGCGTGTTTACCATAACATCAACCCATGGAAACAAGACGATATCGCTGGTCTACCTAAAGCGGTCACTCGAACTTTCACAGCCCCAACACCAACACCCACCAAAAGTGAGGAACTCCAAATTTGGAGAAAGTCTCCTTGGTGGAGGAGAGCGATATTCGGTGAATTGCCGTCACGAATTGAAGGCTCTGAAGCTCATAATCTACACATAGGAACACTCAACAAGCACAAACACCATGATCGTAAACTTGTTGTGCCCACCACATTCGTTCATTCTGGACTTTACTCATACCTTGTAATGTCCAAATTTAGTAGATATGACAACCGGCAAGCGTGTGTCGACCATTTGGAGAAATTAGGTCGCAAGTATTGGTTAGATGAGAAGAAGGTTCAACTCGACTCACTGTCCCCTTTGGATGTGAACAAACACTTCGCCACTGTGCAGAAAGCGGTGGATGAGTGCACGACCACTTACTTCTTACAGGAGGAGTCACAAAACATCGGACGTAAGACACGCCTTAACGATCTTGCATTTTGGAAACGCCGCGTACATAACGATAATCCAGCGTGGCGCCCAAAATCCCAACTCCCCCGCAGCCATTAGACGCCATATGTCAACGTGGCACCGCGCTTCTTCCCAGCGCAGACTGGAAGCGTAGTAAAATCTCCATCAAGGTCTGCGACAAACTCTGCACGCCCAAACAATATCGGGTAATGTTCGATAACCCATCCGACCACGGTCGAACAGCGCAACGCTTCATCATGTTGCCGTGCATCCACAATGACGTGGTCGGCTTAAGTAATCGCTATCTTAAGAAAACCGACAATGACTATCGAGCTAACGATAAAATTGTAAACTCCATTCTTGATGAACTCGCAAATGCAATGCGAAAAAGTTGGGTTGGACCTAAAAATTTGACTGATGTCCTCGAATGTAAAAGTTCTGGTAGGATAAGGCGGTATCATAATGCCGCTAATGATGTCTATAACAATGGTTTCAACATTGAAAAGCACTCAAAAGTTAGTGCGTTCATCAAGAATGAGGTTTATGATGAGTGTAAGCCACCGAGAATGATAATGGGTAGGGATCCCCGTTTCAACCTGCTGTATGCACAGTTTACTGAGGCACTTGAAAAGTGCATGACGGAACTTCCCGAAGTGAGCAAAGGAAAAAACTTTGTAGAACGAGGCAAACAGTTTATGGAAAAGATTTTCGGTGCTTGGATTCTCGAAATTGATTGTTCTAAGTTTGAAGCCACCCAAAGGCTAGCATTACTTAAGCGAATTGAGCTTGGTTTAGCAAAAAGACTCATGACACCTTCAGAGTACCAAGTGTTTAAGGCTTGCTTCATCGCTAAAATGCGAAAAGACGGCTGGACACTAAACAACGTGCACTTTGAATTTTGGGAATGTCGTGGGACAGGTGATCCAGACACTGGTTTGTTCAACACCTTAATTACATGGGTCGCGTGCCGTTATTTTGAAATCATTAACGGCACCGGCAACACAAATTTTATTTGTGATGGTGATGACAACCTTATCAGAATCCCTGTTGGCGCCAAATACGTTAACACCTTCTCCGAATTTGGTTTGGACGCTAAACTACAATTGCGGCATGACTATCATGATGCCGAATATTGCTCAGGAAAATTCATCCAAGTCCAGCCAGGTGTGTTCCATTATGTTCAAAACATACACAAGATGATGCAGAATCTTCCAGTTTTTCGGAAGACAAAATTTAATCACTGC